ACCATCATACAATGGTTGACGTGTAACCTCAATTTCAAATAATCGTTGATCACCGGTAGTCTTAGCAACGAATGCAGGGGTAAGAGTTATCACTGCAGCAGTACCAACAGCAGATGTTTTCTTTATAATACTTGTCTTACCATTAAACGGAATATCAATTCCATATTTTTTACATACAAGATGTTTGATACCAGTAGTCACATTACCTTCGTAATACATTCCAAAGTCTTTCGGACCAATGGTATTAAATAGGTAGTCTTGTCCACCTCTTATTAAATTACTCATGATTTTTATTTATTAATGTTTGAATTTTAATTCATTATTGAAAGTAGGATATCGACTATCTTGTATGCCCTCTAAATACATGCGAGAAGCAACTGTAACGATTTCAGAACATACCTCTTTGTCAAATATACTTTCACTTGAATTAGTAGTATCCATTTCCGATATAACCGGAGGATTGATAACGTAATTCATCCTAAGTTTTGGATAACCAGTACCACTTGTTGAATAGGGCGCGTAAATAAATACTTTTTTTACAACAGCCCCATTCACTTCAAGGTTTTGTAAATTGTAATAACAATTAGTTGGTGTTGGCTTACTATAAATGCCATTTAAAATAGTAGTCTGCTCATTTAATGAAAGAGGATTACATTTACCTTCATTATTTGGAACAACCTCTATTACCAACTTTGTTATCAATCTACAATCTTTTGGTAAATCAATTGTAAATGTTTTATACCTATAAACATCCCATTCTTCCAACCATACTCCAACAACTAAATAAGGACCAACAGTAATAGGCAAAAGCTGTATTGCAAACTTCTTGTTTGTATCAAAGTTATCAATCTTGTTTGAAATAACTTCTTCTGTTGCTAAATTTAGAATAGTTGAAAATTCAAGTGGTAGAACAGTGCCTACACGTGACTTCCTAACAATAGTCAGAAAATCTTTATACATATCTACAATTAATACCGGCATAATACTATTTGTTACCTTCTGATTTGTCCAACATATCTTTCAATGGGACATACAGATTATTGTTTTTGTTATCGAAAATAAAAGCAGCAGCTTCTTTTTCATCTGCACCAAGAGTTACTTTGTCATACATGATATATCCATTAGCAACCGCGCGTTGTATCATCTTCTTTGAAAGAAGTTTTTTGATGAATACAATTTGTTGATTAGCATCAAGATTTTCAAGATATGAAAGAACTTCTCCCGGACGTGATTCAACTAATTCAAATACTCTGGCCTCAGCAATTTTCGTTGATAGATTAGTAGCATTCTCTCCAAAATAGAATAATAAATTATTCATATCTGAAAGAGCCAAGTCAAGTACTTTCGCACCGGCTTTTGCTTTTGTTCTTGAATCAACAATAGTTTTTTCTGCTTCTGCTTCGAAATTCTGAATATAGAATAAATGTTTACCTACTACTACTTCTTTACGGCTATGTGCTATCTCCGGCATTTCAAGAGCAAGATTATAAAGTGCTAAATCTCTTGTTGGAAGATATTTTCCGTTTGTCTTTATTAAAACAAGTGTTTGGTTATGAACAATAGGATAATTCTCATCTTCTTTAATTATCAATTCTTGTCTTAATAATTCAGTTGGACTCAAATCTTGTTGCCCTGTCAATAACTTTTTTGATACATTATCAGTAATAGGAGTCATTAAAAATGGTTTTTCCTTATACTTCTTATTGATCGCGTAGATTTTTATTTCTTCGCGTTCTTCACCTGTTTCGTCTTTGGTTGTCTTAGCCATTATCTATAATTTTTAAAAAGAATGAATTAATATTTTACTGGACGATAAAGTTCAGCAATACCATTTACATCAAGTAAAGCTGCACCGGTTTCCCATAGGATGTGGTGGTGTTTACCATCTACTGAGTTGGCCATGTCGCCACCTTTATTGATACCGTTTACTTCACCTTCTAACCAACCACGTTTACCAAGTTGCAATAACTCAATTGCTGGTTGATTGATTTCAACATCTCCCAATGATACAAAGATAGCATTATGAGAACTATTACGGGTTCCATCAGCACCATAGGTAGTTGCACGCATTGGACTATCAAACCAAGGCACTACAGTAGGGATCATTTTTACTCCACCAAATTCGTAATACTCGTAATCAAGATTGATACCTTTCTTTCCATTACCACCCATCTCAACTGTTTTAGGGTCGATACCAGCCTGATCTCTCATTAGCTTAGCGAAACCCTTGTAAAACTGCATACCACAGATTACAGCTACCTCTTTACCCCATGAAGAAGAATAGATAGAAATATTTTCCATGATATTATCAATGACACGAGTCGACATAACATTGTATGGTAATCTCCAAGCACCATCACCTTGGTTCAAAATACCATCACCGGCCATTACTTCGAATCCTTCATTTGTTTTTAATAGAACTTTATCATCTGCAGTAACAGTTGATTTTCCATTCAACAATTGTTTTTCACGATATGTAGCAGCACGTTCAAGCATTTGAATTTGTGCATGGTCAGCCCACATAGAAACACCGTTATGTTCCATCCAAATAGCACTAGGACGATATTCATCAGCAGTACCAGAGATAGACCATTTCAAACGTTGAATAGTCATGTGAGTATATGCCTTTTCATCAAAGGTATATTTTTCGTAAGCTGTTTCTGACATTTCTTCAAATGAAGTATGAGAAATACTTACTTCTTGGCCTATTGCAAGCAAATTTGGATTTACAAAATCACCTGACACATTAGTCATGATTTTTACACGATAATGGAAAATTCCGGCATCAATTTCTTGTGGAAGTGTAGAGTCGGAAACGTGTACGTAAGTTTGATTATCGGCAAGTTCAAGAACATCTTTTGGAGAGAACCAGTTAGTATCAAGATACAAGTCAATCCATGTTTGATTACGACCCGGTTCATTAGGGAATGCATCACATTTGAATGCAGCAATAACGCGAGCTTTACGGTCTGGATAACCTTTGACGTTCCACATTACTTTACGGTTACCAACGATTTTGTATTTTCCTGATTTTGGATTCAAAGGATCAGCAAGTTTACCCGAAAACATATTACGTCCGGCAAGTAACGAACTAAAGGCAGTAGAACTTTTAGAAAATAAAGTAGTTACTTGAGCAAGCATATGTGGACTTGCAATCAAGTATTGTGACATGTGTTTTGATGTCGGAGTTTGATTAGCGAACTCTTGTGGTGCGCCAGGTAAAATTCTCATGATGAATTTGATTAATAGAGTTGATTATTATTCTGGTTGTTCAAGCAATTTGACTTCTGACTCAAAGTCTAATGATTGACCAGTCTTTCGAGCGCTAACACCAGCAAAATTAGGAGTAATACTTAATGACTTAAGTAATGCTTCTTTTCCACCTTCACGCCCCTTAGTAATTGTTTCTATTACTTTTTCTTCTCCAAACTTAGCAACCATTACAAACATTTTGTATAATGTCATATTGTCTGACAATATTTCATCTATTAAACGTTCACCGGTTTCTTTATTTGGAACAACAACTCTCTCAAATTCTGCTAAAAACTGATTATGGGTTTCTTGATTGACAGGAATACCATAAATAGAATCAACTTTTGAAAGACTTTCTTTAAGGGTATTCAATTCGCCTTTTGTTTCAGCCAACATTTGATTGTACTGAGTTTCATAAGTAGCAGATTGACTTTTCTTATATTCTTTTACAAGATTATCATTGTAGTTCTTGATATTTTCATCAATTACTAAAGCAGCATCTTGCTTTTGTATTTTAGTCATTCGACCAATCTCTTGTACAATATCATCATCAGTCAAACCACTTGGATTTTTTTCTGAATCATAAACACCATAACGAGTTTTTAAATCAAATGCAATTTTTTCATCAACAGTAAATTTACTTGCATCAACATACTGTTCTGATACATTTGTTACTAAATCATTAATCGTAAGATTAGGATTAGTAGCAGTCATATCTTGTATCTGTTGTGCTAATGGATGAAGAACCGGTTTCTCTAAACCAAATTTCTGTGCAATAAATGGACGAAGTAAATCATTCTCTGTTTCGGCAGTAATCTTTTCAGGCATTTTAAAGCCTTCTAAATCTTTAAATGAATCCCACAAAGGAGAAGGAGTGTAAACTGTCTCTACGGTATCTTCTGTTGTTTCCTCGGCAGTCTTTTCCACTTTCATAGGTTCATCATATGTACCAGCAGGTGCTTCTAACCTTTGAAGTTCTTCAGCAGAAAAGCCACCAGAGGTATCTTGACCTTCGGTAGCTTCTTGCATTTTAAAAAATAATGGCTTATACATTGATTAAATTATTAAAGTTAGTATCAACACCTAAAAGATATGAATCACTTACTACTAAAGCAAGAGCTCCTTTTACAATGATTTGGTTTGCAGCATTAGCCATTGATGGATTATAATAAACAATATCACTAGCTTTAAATTGACTACTTCCACTTTCCATTACAACAGCTAAATGTGGATGAACACCTTTAAATCTTTCTAAAGTTGGTTTCTCATTATTTACAATGATGATCTTTTCGGCAAATGGAACTGTAATAGGGCAAAGAAGAATATCACCACTATTATTTATTGTTCTACACTTGAAACCAGTTTGACCCGGATCACATACTTCAATAAGACTTAGATAACTTTTAATCCCATTGTTCTTAGATTGAATTTCCTCAATCGCTTTTTCTAATCTGTCTTTAAACATAAGTGTTTGATTTGATTAATAATATGATGCAAATATATGAATAATTTAATTACTATGAGTCTTTTAAATTTACTTTATTCCTCATGTTTTTTTCATGGTCAACAGTAGTCTTTCGAATTGATTGTAATTCACCAGTCTTTAATTGTGCTTCTGAAAGTATCGCATTCATCTTAATTTCAAACTGTTTCATCATTTCTTGTACTCTATTAGCACGTCCTTCTTCTTGTAAATAGGCAGATTCAATTTCATTATTTGCCATTATTTTAAAGTTTTCAGTTTTCTCTTTAACAACAAGTTCTCGTTCTTTAAACTCTGATTCCCATTCATAACGTTTTTCATCAAGTTGTAAACGTGCTTTATCAATTTCTCTTGAAGCTAAATCAAATTCATCTTTTGTTTTCAAAAGTTGCATATCAATCTGAGCTTGTAAATTCATTGTTTTTTGTTTAGCTTCTTCTTTGGCAGTTTCGGTAGCAACATTATTTTGTTGTCTGATTGCTTCGGCCTCTTTTGACATCTGAATAAGTTTGTTTTCCATTTCAGTCAAATCATCAATCTTAAACATACTCACTACAGAAGTAAAAGGAAGTTCAGCGCGACCCCATGATTGCATTGCTGCAGTACGTAAATCTTCAAGACGTGATTCCTCTTTTACATTATTGGAAGAATAGATTCTAAAATCTGAACCATTCAATGAACCTTTTGGTATTTGAATAAGAACTTCTTCCAGGTCCTTATCAAGAAAGTTTAATACTTTACCATCTTTCCATGTATAACGTATTTTCAAGTTTAGAAATAATTCAATTGCTTTATCAAAAACTGTATCATTTTCTGAGAACTGTATTTCAGTAATAAGAGAAGATTGTTCTCGCGACATGTTTACATTACTTACTGGATCAGAAGAAACAAATTGACCAAGTGAAGCATCAGTAATACCAATAAGTTTACCTATTAATGAATCAATGCCATTAAGGACATTATCAATAAAAGCAATACTCTGAGTAATCGTATCATCATAGTTTTGAAATTGATTATATGAAGCCGGTGTTTTACGACCTTTCTTCATTGTCTCAATCCACATAGTTCCAAGTTTACGATAGTACATCCATTTACCGGCAGTCATATTATCCGGTTTCTGACTCTTATCCATTATCATACCTTTTACTCCGGATAAAGCAATAGTAAGTTCTTTCTTATAATTTACAATATCATAAAGTTCTATTAATTCGCGAACTCTCCATATAAGAGAATATGGTTTTTCAGACGCTGTATTGAACGATCTTGCAACAAGTGGGAGTGTAGGTAGTCCGGGCATATCAATTGGTCTAAAAACATTGTCCTGTTTACCCATGTTGATATGAATAACATTTCCAATAACAACCATATGATAAATATCATAAATGACAACACGATTACGTATTTCATCTTTTTTTAGTTTAGCATCTTTTGTTGTAAGATGTACAAAATATTCATCTTCACGATATTTGTTTGGTGTCTTTTTCCAAAATATTTCACGTGGTGCCAAAAACCATATACGTGATACTTCAATAGCATTGTGTTGGTCATTGAAGTTTTCACTGTTATCAAAGTATGCAGTATTACCAACATAATTTTTTATTGTAGCACTATCACCTATTGAATAAGCAGAGATAATTTGTTCTTCTGATTTAGATAATTCAAATTCAGAAAATATCTGACTTTTATTCATATACTCTTTGGTAAAACACCATTCACTATTCTGAGTCCAACGATTACTTCCACCTTTAGAATAACATGCAGTATTTGCATCTACTTGTTTAAAAACAATATCTTTTGTTCTTGGATTATAATAAGTAATATATGTTGGTTTACCAGTTACAATTTTTTCACGAAGCCCTACATTCCAATGCTGTTTTAAATCCTCTGTTTGAATAGCAGATTTTAATGCGGCATTGGCAACCTGTTGCATTATTTCAACATCAGTATTCAATAAGAAATAATCAATACGTTTTTGCATTTCATTATTGTCTAATGAAACACGTGAAAGATTTCGAATAAGTTTCTGCATCTCTAATTGAATCATTGGCATATTCTTTTTCAGTTCTTCCATCTGAGTTTGTGCTTGTTCATTATCCGGTTGGACTTCTAACTGTTTCTGCATATCACTCATTTTATCTTGTACTTGTTGAATCTGTTGTTGAACAATTGCATCACGTTCTTTATACATCTCCAATTTCGCATTTAGACTAGCCTTAATGCGATTTTCATACTTCAATTGAAGAGTACGTTCATCCATAGCAATTGCTTTGCTTTTAAACGACCTACGTGCTTGTTTAGATTCAAGTATATTCAACTTACTTCTTACAATCTCATTACCTATATTTCTGAACTTAGCCGGATAAGTAAAACCTTCAACTTTTGTCAAGTATTCAAATTTTGTATTATCAATAATACCATGATAAATATTCCAACATTTTCTGTCTTTTATATTATCATCATGGAAATCAGAAGAACCAGATGATAAAATATACCTTGCTACTTCTTTGAAATAGTTATCATCTTTATTTTCACTATTAATTAATTTTTCTGGAAACATAGTATTTATTTTAAGAAGCAAATTTAATTCCTTGATTATTCTCTGATACATAACCACCATATGTATCTTCTTCTAGTTCTTCTCCTTCTGAATAAGCAGCGAACTCTTGTGTCTCTAATGCACTTGCAATATTTAAAGCACTTGCTATAGTAATATCACAATTGTATTTTGGTGATTTTTTAAATTTTGCAAAAGCTTCGATTTGTCGTATATCATACATCTTATCGATAATAGCAAAATCATCTTGTTTCATCTTATCTCTCCATATATTTAAAGCATGAGGGATAAATGATTGTTCTACTCCATAACGTTGTGCGGCCTTACCATCTTGTACATATTGACTAATTACCATTTGTGGACGTTCTTGCAATAAAAACTCACAACCGGCCCGTTTATAATAATCAAATATCAATACATTTGAATACTCAATAAGATTTTCACTTTCGCCATATAGATAACAGAGTTTTACTGTATCCTCATAGAACTGATAATTTCCACCTTCATCTTCTGTTGGTCGTTCCGTTACTCTAGCAACCCAATGGTCAAAAGTATGATGTGAATCAATAGCACCTTTCCAAATTGAACAACTACCTAATGAGAATGATGTTTCACTCTCTACCTTATCATAACTGTCCGTAGCGGCACTATAAAGATTTTTCCATACTTTCCCATACCCATCAACTTCCGGTGCCTGTATGATAAGAAAACGACCTAATTCATCTGGAACAAGTTCAACTCCTTTACCCCAATCAAATGGATCAATCCAATTAATCTCTGCATTGTAAGCAATCTGTTGTTCTCGGTGTGTAAGTAAATAACGTTTTCTATCATTCAATTTTTGATTAGCTGTTTCTCCAAGGAAACCACCAGTGGCTACCATGAACATCTGAGATAAATAAAGTGGTTTAGCTGTAAGAGCAATGTATCGTTCAGAAGAGTTTTTACTTGATAATTCTTTTTGAATAGAAACAATACTTTCTTCTATTAAACTATTACCATCTTCATCAATTATTTCAAATTCATAAGCTGGAACAAAAGCCGCGACTTTACCAGTTGAAGAGATTTCATCTTCTTCCCATATATTGTCAAACTCGAGCAAATCAAATTTAGCCGGATTATATGCCATTTCTTCGACATCAGCAACAGACTCATCCATATCACCACCAGTTCCAATATACATTTGATAACCGGTCTTATCACCTTCAGCAAGTAAAGATGGTTTAA